CCACAACAAGTCTTCAAGCGCGAGATTGCGGGCAAGAAGTCTAACGAGTTCTTTGTGTCTCTCATATTCTCCTTCACCCACTCTCTCTCTTAAACGCTCTTCGTATCCCTTAACGTCCATTACTTCTGTTCGTCAAGTGCGGCCTTAACTTTGGATTTGACTAGACTAGATAGTTCATCATCCTTTTCGTCCCAAGCTGTCATCAATACGTTTTTGACTAAAGAGTCTTTGACGTGCATCTGTGCTTGTTCATCCAATTTTTCATAGACCTTCATTTGAGCTTTTGTTAGATTTTTATCTAGAAGTCCCATTAATTCTTCTTCGTTGTTTTTCAAGTATTTGAAAACTAAAGCTTTTACCGCAGGAACTGTGTATGCTATATACCCAGCGGCTGCTAAAAGCAAAGCAACTAAAGCCATTAATAATGGTTCGTCCATCAAAGTATCTAGTAAGCCTGATTCTTCTACAGTGTCAATAATAGCAGTAAGGTTTCCCTCAGTTGTCTCATTATTTTCAGCTGTTTGATTTGATGTTTCGTTTGCCATAGGTTTTCACCTAATCCTTATAACTCATGGGAGTATATAAAGGTTTCGTTGTGTGGCCCATAAGACGCATATTGCGTAAATAAATCCTGTGGGTTCGTGGTCTGTTGAGCCACAATATATTATAATGGGCCTGAGTATATAAAGTTTACTGTGGTAACTTGTAATTTACAGTCAGGACAT